CATTTAAGGAATGTATCCAAGAGGTGGTCGAAGTATACAGCCGGAATAGATGGGTTGGTAAACAAGTTCATAGTTCAGCTTCTTGTTAGTGGTGCTATATCGGTGGAAGGAGTACCAAACAAGAAGTTAACAGGATTGGAAACTATACTCTTCATTAAACCAGAAACTATAAGGTTTAAGAGAGAGAACAATGGAGTATATCACCCATACCAAAGGAATCCTCATTTGGTAGATGGTCTCAAGGATTCATTCATACGATTGAATACCGAGACCTATTGTTATGTTGGTATGTACAATGATACCGATGAACCCTACGGGGTACCTCCATTTATGTCGGCTTTGGATTCTATCGCTGGTCAGCATACCATGCGAAAGAATTTCAAACATATCATGGAGGTAATGGGTATGGTTGGTTTCCTTGAAGCTAAGATGGCTAAACCTCCTCGTACTGCTGGAGAAAGTGAAAAAGCCTATGCTGCTCGTTTGGAAAGTACTCTCAGGAAGATGAAGACCAATATCGTTGGTGGTATGTCAGATGGAGTAGTGGTTGGTTACATAGATGACCATGAATTCGAACTGAGGTCAACTTCGGCTTCTATGCAGAATATAAACCTTCCCTGGAATATGAATCAACAATCCGTAGCAAACGGCCTCGGAGTAAATGGTTCTATCATTGGAGTATCTGCATCACAGAGTGGTACCGAGGGTGGAGCTGGTATACAGCTGTCTAAGATGATATCCCAGTTAAAGAATATCCAAACCCTGGTAATCTTTGTACTGGAGTTTTTTTATTCTCTAGAATTGCGCCTGGCGGGGTTCAATAATAAGGGAATAACTATCAAGTTCGGGACTTCAACTGTTTCTGATGATATTAAGTTACAGCAGGCCCGTGAATATCGGGCTCGTGTAAATGTAACCCTGTATAATCAGGGTATCATCAGTCAGGACCAGTTTGCTCGTGATATGGGTTATGAAACTCCGGACCAACCCGAACCAAGAACTCCTGTGGATTCGGATGATTCAGATGGTACGGGAGATTCAGATACTGGTAAGAAGAAAAAGAAACGGGAAGATGACAAAGACAAGTCAGACCGTAGGACCAGGGATAAAACAAACCCTAATCCCAAAAGAAAAGACCAAGACAGTAAACCAAGATAAATTATGACAAATGTTCATCAGAACACCGATGTAATGGTGTTAAGTGCGGCTCATAGCTTGATGGTATCTAATGTACCAGAAGTAGTTATTGATGCTCACTCTCTCTCCGAAAACTTCTACAAGGGTACTGTCAACTTCAGTGAAGACCCTAAGAAGTCACTGGAAAGGTTTGGTATGTGGGGTGGCACTTTGAATGTCAACCAGTTTATGCCAGAAGTAACTCCAGAAATGTTAAAGCCAAAGGACAGTGACTTTATAGAGCCAATGTTCCGAATGCTTTCTGCCGCAATAGTGGCAAAGAAGTACAATCCCACTGAGTTTCCAGAAGCAGTGCTGAAGGAATCTATGCC